GTACAACTGCTGCTGCAAACAGCGGTGCGCTGGCGGCGCAGGCGGCTACGGCAGCAGGGCTCGGTGTCTCGGCTTCTACTGGCAGCGGCGCGCTGCAAGCTGCCGCGGCGGCCATCGCAGGCGCGGGCCTGGGCGTGTCGACCGGCGCGGGTGCGCTGGTTACTGGTCCGGCGGCGGTCATAGGCGAAGGCGTTGTTCTCGAGGAAAGCGCCGTCGTTGGCACTGGCGCGCTGGTTGCCGGCGCTGCCACGATCTCAGGCGCAGGCGAGGTTACCGGCGAGATCGCACCGCCGGTCTCTGCTGCCATTGGTGGCCATTGGCGGCCAGAGCCGCATCGGCCGCCGCCGGTCGATGGTATCGGTTACGCTATCCTGCCCGAGCTTGAGGGCGAGGCTCATGGCCTCGTCGTCGCCGTTGGTGCCGGCGATGTCAAAAGGCTCCCCGTCCTCGCCGGCACCTCGGTCGGAGCAGTTGGTGTCGTAGGCGGCAGTGCGGCTCAACTGCGTACTATCAAGGCGGCGGCGGTCGGCGGTCGCGGCCAGGCAGGCCAAGCGCACGCGGTGCTCAAGGCGGCGGCGGCATCAGGTGCAGGCGTTGCCGGGGTCTACGGCACAGTAGCAGCGACGATCCGGCTCAAGGGTTCGGCGGTCGGTCAGCAAGACGACGATGAGGCCGCGATCCTGGCCTGGCTCCTGGCGGCATGAGGGTGCGTGAATGTCAGATCCTCCGACCATTCCCGCACCGCAGTACACACTAACTGAGGCGCTGAGCGTCTACTTTGCGCTGGTTCAGCGTCTGTTCACCGAGGTCCGTGCCCTGGCGCGGGTTCCTGGGCCGGCGGGCGAGACTGGTCCGGAAGGCAAGCGCGGCCTGCAGGGAGAAAAGGGCGACAAGGGCGACAAGGGCGACAAGGGCGAGCTGGGCAAGAATGGTCCGGCCGGCGCGGATGGCAAGGACGGCTTGCCGGGTCAGAAGGGCGAACCCGGCCGCAACGCAGCCGATCTGACGCTTCTGCAGGAATACATCGACCAGCGGATAGAGCGCATGATCGAGGGCTCATCGGTCACGACGCCGGATGGCGGGCGCACGCTGCGTTGGTCGCTCGGCGGCAAGGTGCATGAGATCAAGACGGCGACCGTGCTCTATGACGGTGTCTGGAAACAGGAAACGGCATATGTCGCCGGCGATGCCGTTACGCATGGTGGTTCGCTTCATATTGCCAAGGTCGACACCACGGCAAGGCCTGGTACCGACGATTGGCAACTAGCCGCCAAGCGTGGCGCTGATGGCCGCGACTCCCGGCCGGAAGAGAAGCGCACGCCTGAGCCGGTGAGGTTCCGTTAGCATTCACGTGAAACGCTCTTGGTCCGCGGCGTGAATGGCCCGATCCTCATTCGGGGACCCTGGGGTATGGGCGATAACGTATACCAACAGCCGTTCGTGCGCGCCGCAGCATCGCAATACGAACTCTGGCTCGACACGCCCTGGCCGGAACTCTACGAGGACGTCGACGTGCGGTTCGTGCTCGGACAGCGCAAGCTCCGCACGCAGAACGACAACATCGCATTGCAGTCGCAGGACCGCTGGGCGCAGCCGCCGCGATCTATCCGCGAGCTGCCGCTCCACTACGGCAACATCGCCGCCAGCTCGATCATCCGGTCGCTGGAGAGTCGCTGGGGTATCCGGCTGGGCGTTCGGTTTGATCCGGCGTTGTTTGTCTTGCCGGATATGGGGCCGTCGCCGGTCAGGTCGGAGCGTCCGGTGGCGGTCATCCGGCCGGTCACGCTGCGCTCCGAATGGACAAATCCGGCACGCAACCCAAAGTCGGAATACGTGAACGCGCTGGCGGAAGAGCTGATGGCTACCCACACCGTGGTCGCGGTGGCCTCCCTCAAGGCTGGCCAGGAATGGGCAGTCGGAAATCTGCCGCCGGCGCACCACCATTTCGTTCACGGCGAACTGCCGGTGCGCCAACTGTTTGCACTGGTACGTGACGCGCATATCGCGATTGGCGGCGTTGGGTGGATCGTGCCCGCAAGCCTTGCGCTCAAGAACCGGTTGTTCGTCGTGCTCGGCGGGAACGGCGGCCACAACGCACCGGATATCATCACCGACCCGCGTCTCGATTTGAGCCGCATCGGGTTTGCCATTCCGGAGAGGCTCTGCCGATGCACGCATATGGCGCATGCTTGTGACAAGACGATCGAAGACCCCGTCGGTCAGTTTGCCCGTTGGTCCGCCGCTGGACGTGCAGCCGATCGACTGGACCGGGCTGCCGACGAGGTTCATGCCTGATCAGGATCTGGAGACGCTGATCGCGCTCATCCGCACCGTGTGGCCGAAGCGTGTGATCGAGTTCGGGGTCAATGTCGGCCGTACCGCCAAGGCGATCATGGCGCATGTGCCGGGGATAGAGCACTACACAGGCATCGACGTGCCGCTCAGCTACAGGCCTATCCTGCGGTTGCAGGATGACAATGCCGTGCCGAATCCCGGCGAGATGGTCCTGGCCGATCCGCGCTTTGAACTGATCGTCAGGCCGCGCGGTTCGCTCGACCTGACCCCGGAGGATCTCGCTCCGTGCGACGTAGCCTTCATCGACGGCGATCACGGCCGCGCGGCGGTTGAGCACGACACCATGCTGGCGCGGGCGCTGGTGCGGCCGGGCGGGATGATCGTCTGGCATGATTACAATGACGAAATCGTGGAAGTGAAGCCCGTGCTCGATGAGATGCGTGAGGCGGGCGCCGACATCTACCGGGTCGAGAATAGTTGGCTGGCGTTCGAACGGGTGCCTGTTGATGCATGAGGTCGTTCAATTGCCGAGACAGCATCGGGGCGAGTTCCCGCTTGCCGCGGAGTTGGCGGCGAACCGCCTGACGTGGTGGGCAGAGATCGGCATCGGCCACTACCCGGTGACGGCTGGCATCGAACCCTACGATGACGAGTATTTTGCCCGGTTTGATCGCGATGCTCATACGCCGCTCGGGCGGGCGCTGATGATGGCGCGCGTCGACTTCGTCGATCAGCACTATCGAGGTCCGCTCGTGGATGTCGGCATCGGCTCAGGGGCCTTCATCGAATACCGGGGGGAAAGGTCGACCTACGGCTACGATGTGAATCCGACTGCCATCGGGTGGCTGGAAGAACGAAGAATACTCTTCGATCCATACCGAGTTCCGGTGCAAGCAGTCACATTGTGGGATGTGCTCGAGCACATTCCGGACTACCGGCCACTGCTCGCCAATGTGCGCAAGTGGCTGTTCGTCTCGCTGCCGATCTTCCGCGATGCCGAGCACGTGCTGCGGTCGAAGCATTTCCGGCCACAGGAGCACGTATGGTATTTTTCCCGTGACGGGCTGATCTACGCGATGAAGCAGTGCGGCTTCGATCTGGTGTCGGAAAGCAATGTCGAGACTGAGCTCGGCCGCGAGGATATCGGGACATTTGCATTCAAGAGGTCGTCCGGATGCTGACCGTCACCGAACCCGCCGAGGACTACCAGTTGCTGACTGAGGAGGAACTGCGCGTTGCGGCTGGTCTAGATCCAACAGACGACAGCCATGATGCCGCGCTGGCGACCTGGGGCCTGCAGGCAGCGACCGCGCTGGCCAGCGCCTGTGGCCTCGCCAAGGCCGGCTACGACATATCCTTGCTGCCTCTGCGCGGCGAGGCGCCGCTCACGCTCAAGGCCGAAACGTTCGTGCAGACGCTTCGGGTCAAGCCGGGCTACCAGTACGGAACACTGTTCCTCGCCCGCTGGCCCGTGCTTGAGATCATCTCGGTGATGGAGGGCTCGACCTCTCTGTCGACGGATGGCTGGGAACTCGATGTTGCCGAGGGCTCGCTGACGCGCATATCGAGTGGTGAGGCGATCTGGTGGCCAGCCGGCCGGGTGACCGTCGAATATGCGGCCGGCTACGATACGGTTCCGGCTACCCTGAAGGGGTACGCCTCGCGTCTCACCGGCCTTTATTATGGGACATCAGGAGCAGATCCGACCGAGCGGCGTATAGAGATTCCGGGGGTCGTGAGCATCGAGCGTTGGGTCGATCAGACCGCCACTGATGTCATCGTGCCGGAAGACATTGTGACTGGTCTTCTGCGGGATGGCTACCGCAGACTGGTGCTGGCATGACGCTGGCGAGCCGGACGCAGGCGCTCTACCGGGAAAACCTGCATGAGCCGGTCAGCATCCGCCGGATCACTGGGACCGGGACTGGCAGGGTCGATGCGAGCTTCGCGACCGTCGGCCGCCTCAATGCCTCTTCCAATGCCGCGCGTAAGGAGTTGACCGGCGGCTACGCGCAGCAGGATCTGACCGCGATCATCTACGCGCCGGATCTGTTTGCCGCGGGCCTGCCGTCCGACGTCGTGATCGGCGACTACCTCATCGACCAGCAGGGGATCGAGCATTCGATCTACGAGGTGCAGGCGCGCCGCGTCGAGGGCGTGCTCGTGGCCTACGAACTCACCGTAAGGGCGTGATGGCACTGAGCGTCCGCGTTCCGCCGCCGATCTCCCGCGAGCTCGAACTGATGATGGCGGAGGATCTCGGGCCGAAAGCCAAGTCTGCAATGCTGGCCGCATTTGCAGCCGAGGGTATCGAGGACGCCAAGCAGATCAACAAGCGGGCGCTCGGCCGCGTGCCTCCCTACGACGTCTATGTCGACAACCGTGAAGGTGCGCCGCTCACCAGCGTCAAGCCGGACGGTGTCATCCGCGCTGAGTTCCATCTGGTGAACGAGGCGCTCGCCTGGATCATGACGCAATTGCAGATGCACTCGCCAGTGCTGACCGGGCGCTATGCCAGTTCGCACGAACTGTTCGCGGACGGTGTCGATACCGAGAATCCGAACAACGCGCCGCCGGCCGAGGAATATGTGTTCCTCAATATCCAGCCATATTCGCGCAAGATCGAGCGCGGGCTGTCGCCGCAGGCACCGGACGGTGTTTATCAGGCAGTCGCGACGTTGGCGCAGCGGAGATTCGGCAATGTTGCGAAGATCACGTTCAGTTACAGAACCGCAATCAGCGGTGAGATCATCGGCGGCAAGGCCGGCGATCGATCCGAGCTGCGCAACCCGGCGATCATTGTAAGGCTGGGCTGACATGCCATCCGCTGCGGTCGAGGCTGCGTTTCAGGCGCGCTATTACGAGCAGACGCTGAACGATCCGCCGGTCATCTCGGCTATCGTGTCGGGGCAACCGGACAACAGCGTCGATGCCTTTGTGATCATCCAGTACCCGGTGGTAAACGGCACCAAGCCTGTAATTGGGCGGCACTATTTCGAGGAAGGCGCGGCAAGGTTTGTGCTCAACGTTCGCCGCAGTGTCGAGATGGCCGTCGCGCTCAGCCTGGCCGACGACCTGGCTGCGATATTTCGTGATCGCAAGTTCTACGACATCGAGACGTTCACACCCTCGCCGCCGATCGTCAACGATGTGTCGAATGACGGCAACTGGTTCTCGCTCTCGGTAATCGTCCCCTACCGGTATCAGTTCTACGACGACTGACTGAAACTTAACCCCTAACCCGTTCGTCGCCCGCCAGCGCCCACTGGCGGGTTTTTTTATTCCCGCTGCATGGGCGGCAGCTTGGGCGCGGCGTGAGCCGGCCATTCTCAGCACAGGAGATGCGCCATGGCTGGCGATATCCAAACCACGTCTGGTTCTAAATTCTTCATCTCGGCGGCGGCTGCGGCGTCAACGGTGGACACGGTGGCTGAATATGAGGCTCTGACCTTCACGGAGGTTGGCGAGGTCGAGGACCTCGGCAACGTCGGCGACGTGTCGACCGAGGTCACCGGGGCGGCGATCGGCGACAGCCGCATCCGCAAGGCCAAGGGTGCGCGCAATGCGGGCACGATGAATGTGATCTGCTTCGATTCGGTCCCGTCCGATACCGGGCAAACGGCACTGATCAATGCCGAGAAGACCGTCGACAACTATGCCTTCAAGGTCGAGTTTCCGGCGCCTGCCTACGGGACGCCAGAGATTTGGTATTTTCGCGGGCTGGTGATGTCGAACGAATTGCGGCTCGGCACCAACGACAACATCCGGCGGAAAGCTTTCAACATAGGTGTCAACAGCGCGATCACAATTGATCCTGCCGGTCCTTGATATCCGGCGCGGCGGGCTACAGGCGGGCGGCAGCAATGCCGCCCTTTTTCTTTTGCAACAGAGAGGTGTCATGAAATTAAGCGACCACAAGATCGATCTGAAGAAGCGCGAAGAGG